ATAAGGTCTAGCGTAACCTTCAGAGTTTACCCGTGTATAGCCCAGAAGGAAGCCACCATCAGCACCACTCATTAGGCGTGGGGTTCCTCTAGCATAGTTACAAACATCTATGAATAGTTCGTCGCCGCCAAGAAAACCAGCAGTGTCTAAGTTAATTGTACTGAAGGTTGAACCTCCGTCCTCAGAGATATGAAGTTCATAAACAGCATCATAGTTTGGAGCGTCGTCTCCATCAAGAACAACTGTAAAGATAATGATTGCTCCAGTGTAAGGGTCTACTGCAATGTCTACTTCCATCAGTGCGGCTAAGGTAACACCATCAGCAACATCTAGATTAACAGGAGTCCCATAAGCTGCATCTGCCCAAGAGAACGGTACATAGTATACATCTCCTGCTGTAGCGCCCACACCAACAGCAACTCCACCTTCACCATCAGGTTCTGTATGGCAAGCAAAGATTGGATAGTAACTATAACTATCCTCTTGCTTGAGAGTGTAGGCTTCATTGTTCACATAATCGTATCTAGAACAGATCAGCTTGTCGTCAGTAGTACTAATCCCATGAGCTATAGCTCCAGCATTACAGCTACAAGCAGCAAAGGTTTGACCGTAAAGCACATCATTCTTGAATAGAGCAGCTGGGTCTTCCCATGTAATGTTGTCTCCGTCGCGCTCGCCAATACAGATGTTAGCGTTAGCACTTAGTGCACTCCACTCTCCGATGCAGGCAACATACTTACCAGTCTTAGGGATCTCAAAGATGTTTAGGAGAGGACCTTCTTCTCCGATATCATCAACATCAAAGTCTCTGTTGATTCCAGTAGATACAGTATCCCTATACCATGAGATAACGTTTGAACCAATGATAGTACGTTCTGATTTCGTGTCAGCCCAAGACTCCATGTAACATAGAGTTAAAGCTCCATCAGTATCTAGGATCGCACTTTGTGAGTTGGCCGCGACATCAATAAGACCATAGTTGTTTTGAATGTATGTTCTTAGTAAAATGGCCATTTATATCTCCGTGCCTTTAATTATTACCTCAGCGCTGCCACCATAATAGGCTGGTGTACAAGCAAAGATAGCCCAAATTATCCCACTGATCTCATTAGGTTCTAGTCTTACTGACAGAGAAGTGTCTAGCTCTAGGATATCTGTGTACTGTGCTTTAGTACCAAGACCACCGATCTTATCATCAGAGAAGTATACGTTCTCGTAAATGTATTCATCGCAAGAATAACTGGTTCCTGTGGCTGTCAGGTTGATTGCTGTTACGCCAGCTCCAGTATTACCGATCTTGAATTTAACAATCTTATATCCAAGAGGGGCTACGTTGCCGAAGTCTAGTTCTCTGTCTGTTAGAGCAGTAGCATCAGCAGCAGAAGGATTAGTTACTGTGTAGTCTATAAACTTGAAAGACATATCCAACTACCCCCTATACATTAAACACGAGCCTTAGCCCATGCGTCCCACAAAACAATTTCTGCTGGCGACATAACAAAATCAAAAACAGTAAAAGCATATATTTGGCCAATGAACCTTCCTGTTGTGTCATCGTTTCTTCGACCAATAACAATTCCTGGTTCATCAACATCAATAGTTTCTGCACTAATATCTGTAGATCCAACAGTGGAAGCACCATTAACGTATTGAACAAGGTCTCCGCTAACATCTGCTACATAAAAATAAGTTGCATTTGTAAAATCTGTACTATTTTCAACATCAGTTTCGCCAGCATAAACCATCCATGAGTTAGTCCCTGAAACACTGGCTTGGTAAACACCGTCTCCAGTACCGTCTCTATGAGACCAAACATACTGAGTATTGCCGCTTGTGGTGTTAATATGACAACAAACTGTAAAGTCTGCATTAGGGTTCCAAAACATATCTCTCTTCAAATAGTCGATATCCTCTCCAGCAACGTTGAAGGAGTAGCCGATTCCCTCAAGTTTAGTTGGAAAGCTGTTTTCTGTTGACCCGTCGCCAAAAGCAAAGTGATATCCATTGCCAGACACGTCAAGAGTTTGGTTGTTAGCAGTATCGTGTTCTGCTGCTGTCATGGGTAGATGGCAGATAGCCCTCTTCAACAGTAGATCAATAGGCTTGACTGCTGACCTATGATAAAGGTCTCTAGGCATTTTAGTTACCTCGTGTAAGCATTCGGGTTACATGTAGATCACCATCTGCGCTCTTACGGATAACAGCAAGGAAGTAGTTTTTGCCTGTGGTAGAGAACATCTCAGGAACGTTACCGAATACTAGAACACCGTCAGCATCAACGGCAGTAACTGAACCACTTTCATCTAGGTCGATGTAGCAATCTTGTGTTGCTGTGAATCTGTAGACCTCATTGGGCATAAGTTCTACTACTGTAGCTGAATCACTAAACTCAATGACAGTTGTTTCTGCTTGTGTGGGGCAACCAAAGACTGAATGAATTGAACGGTTTGAAAGATTTCCCATTGTTTACTCCTTTACGAGATAGAGGATAATGGACCTCTAGTTAATTGTTTAATTAATTATAACATAAACCCGTCCCCTTGCTAGGAAACGGGCCGTCACATTTTTTAGGAGGTTAAATGATGACTAGATGCTGCGACTATTATTATTACAAGGAGTCCAGAAGAATGTCAAGCTTATGGTTTATTTCTTCAATCTCTTCATCCTGATTGATAAGTGACTGTTCAATACGGGACATATCTTCTCTGCGGGAATATAAACTGTCTGAGCGCTCAATAATGCTACTGGACTCTAAATGTATTCTGTGCTCGCAAGAAGAAGAAATATCCTGATGGGCACTGTTAGCCCAAACAATAGCCCCAACAGCCATTCCAACAAGAGTGACTGTTAGGGTTATTGCTTTAAGTGTTATCGTACTAGGCATTAAGTTATTAAGACCTAATAAGTATTAACCGTCGATATCGTCTTCAACCTGGATACCGTAAGCGTCGACTAGCTCATCAGCGTCACCGGAGTACCAACCCATAAGGTCCATGGCACGAGCGGCAACGTTGTCATCAACGTCTACACCGATGTCCTGCATGTAAGCATAGCCGATAGCTTCCTTACTGAAGACGAGGTTAGCATAGCTGTTAGCGTCGTCATGGACAGCGTTAACACCAGTACTGATGAAGCAAGGAACGCCGTAAGGAGACCCAACATAACCGTTCATGTTGGTAAAGCCCTCTCCGAAACCTTCTACGACGCGAGTACCGACAGAAGCGAATGCTGATGCATCGTCAATGCCTGCACGGATCTTCGACCAGGAAGTGGGATGCCACACGGCAACATAGGGACCAGGAGCATTAGCTGCTTCTAGACCTGCGATTGCAGTAAGAAGGTCTGCAACGCTGACGTTGTTAGCGCCGCCACCCTGCTGATTTACGATAGTGCTGAAGGAGACTGCATCGAGGATGAGGTCATCTTCGTCACCAGCAAGAGCACGACCAAGCTGCTCACCGTAGGGCTGAAGGTCAGTCCATGGGTCTGCATGTAGGGCTGTCTTCGAGATCCGAAGAAGGGCTCCACGCTCAACTGGGGTTAGGGTGACACCATCGGTGGCACAGTCTGCTGCGGCAGGAGCAGTAGCTTCTGTAAGACCAGCAACTGTAATTGACTGGAAACGAGGAACTACAATTTTGCCTGCTCCGGGAGGAACCTCATATGAGGAAATGATGTTACGCATTACGCGAGCTTTGTAGGCGGCAGACTGAGCCTGCTCGGCTACGATTTGACCAACTAGGTCATTCAGAGTTGTGGTATTAGAAACGCCCATTTATATCATCCTTTGCTTTTAATGTCTTGCACGTAGAGAACTTCGGTACCAATCACGTACCTGTGCACGTTTGTTAGGGTCTTGTTTAACATCTGATAATGATTGAGAAGCTAGGATTTCATTTAGGTCTTTCACTTCAACGTTAGAGGTTTTTGTTGGCCCGGGAGTAAAAGAGTTTGGAACGTTGGGCACTGAACGTACACTCCTTGTAACAGGTTCAGGCTCAGGTCCTGTTGGTTCGGAGTCACTGTTACCAACAAGACTAGAAAACTCTTGTGCAAATGCGTCTAACGCCTCATCAATTGATTGACCATCCTTAACTTCAACCCAGGAAGCTTTGGCTTTAATACCACGCTTCGCAAGGCCAATCTCGATATCCTTTGTGGTTGTTACGGCTTCAAGTTCTCTAAACTTTGTACGCCAGGAAGCTGCTTCCTCACGAAGCTGCTTAACATAGTCTGCTGAGAATTCATTTCTCTGCGTGTTTGTCTCAGTATCTAACTGATCTGACATAGTTGACTCCTTATGATTGAGGACCCTCTAGGTCCGAATTTATTTTATCATTACTATTAATGATAGATTGTGCTTCTTCTTGTGTCAAATTAGGATTCCGACCTCTTAGGACTTCTGCCGGATTGGTAATGTTTAGACTGATGTCTTCTTCAATGCGATCAAATTCAGGATCTAATGGTAGGATACCGTTCTTATCATAGCTAACATGCATAGCCTCAAGCTTGGGTAGTCCGACCATAGCTAGGAAGTTGTTGGCGGCATCAAGCTCATACTGCTGGAATCGTGCAGATTTCTCCTCAAACACCTGGACTAAGGGGTACCATCGGACTAGGAGTTCACGGCCAGATTTACCTTCAGAACCAACGATTGACACCTCAGGTACAGAAGAGGTTTCATAGATCTTCTGTTCAAGGAATTTAATTGTATCTAAGGTCTCAGTGATCTGAGGGTTCATCTCTAGCACTTTGGCGTCTCCACCAGTAGGTATTGAGATTGCTTTGCCCGGCTGAACAAGAAGTTGTTCTCCACCTTGCCAGCCCATAAGAGCAATAGGGTTAGCAGCTTGTAGCTTAATTGTATAGGCTAGGTCTGAGAACATCTGGTTGATAGCCATGTTGGTCTTAACAGTGCTGGTGATTGGTGAGAACCCATAGAACTGGTTTGGGACTTCTTTGCCGCGCACAGCAGAGAAGGGAATAAATCCATAGGGGTTGTCTACAATGTTCTTACGGGTTGAACCTTGATAGTAAGAGACATGTTCTTTAGTCCAGATCTGTTGGTATGTAACAGTTTCAACTTGTATTTGGTCTTTGTATGAAGTTCTTGAGAGTCTGTGGCTATCACGAATAAGTGCTAAGGCTGCAAGACTATTAGAGTTTGTTTCGTCCGGCACAACAGAAAGGTTAGAACCATCCCATAATGTGATTCTAAACTTAGAGTCTTTACTCTCATCATCAACCATAGAGAGTAGGGCTGTACCTGTTAGCTCACTCATAAGGTCTGCTTGTGAGAAGATGTTATCAATATCATTATCTGCATATAAGGTCTCAAGGAAACTAATAGATTCAGCAGGTCCTGTCATCTCACGGACTAGCTTTTGTCTGTAGAGCATTGATGTTCGTTTGTCTACTATTGGGCGCGTAAGATAAATACAACTGGGCTTGGCCTCAATATTAAAGGTCTCAACATACTTATCGTGCCTGTCATAGTAGAAGTCCTTGTTGCGTTCGCAACTACCACGCCTTGCCTTCTCATCTTCAGTGAAGGTGTTTAGGCTAGCCTTCTCATTAATATCGGGACTGAATGGATCTAGCATATTATTGTTCCTCAAAGCATTTGGTGCAAAGGAATGGTGGAACATCCTTTGGAGTTTTACTTACAAAAGGATTATAACATTTTGCACACTTCTTGATGATAGGTTTGCTGGTTTCTTCTACGAAGTAGGACTTAGGTTTAATATCATCTGTTAGGTATCTGTTCTGTGGGAAACAGTTAACGAAGAAGTATCTTAATGCATCACATGCATGGTCATGGATACCATCCTTGAGGGGCTCTTCCTTAATGGATTGGTTTCCTCTTGTGGCCGGGGCATAAACATATCCGTTGATAGCTTCAATTGTTTTAGTACAGGTCTCACTGATAAAGAACTTACGCTTACCAGCAGCATTCTTAATGTAGGATCTGACAAGAGATAAACCTGGAGCAATCTTGGAACCAATGTTATGAACTGTGAAATGTTTTCTTAGTACATCAACGGGTGACTCACCAGATGTGATTTCATCTGCATTACCGGCAGGGTCTGTATAAATAGCTTTAACTTCTTTTACGCCGAAAGTAGATAAGGTTTCAAAGATCTCATCAATAATTATTTGTATTTTAGTGTGGGATCTTTCAATCTCTGCAAATTGATAAACATTACCACTGTACCTATCAACGGCCATAAAGGTAAGGAAAGTAGGGTTAGCATAACCAAAGTCAGCACCAATATAAATATCGTGATTCTGTGATGGTTTAAAGTCTTTGATGATGTTGTCTTCATTGAAGTCATCATACACCTGACCTGACTTAGAGACGAACTCTGCTAGGATCTCTTGTCTGAAATCAAAGGTTGAGAGTTCTTGTTTCA